AGAGCCTCCTTAAAATGGCTTTCAGCAAGCTTCATTATGTCGGCATGGGCAATAAAATGGAGTTCATATTCCCATAGATCGTCAATGATTTCGTCTTTGTCATTGGTAAATATATCATAATATAGTTCATTCATTGGTCTACTCTTTCCTATTCTGTAATGTCCAGCTTGCAGCCGTGAGTTTTCTAAAGTCACTAAGGTACATATCACCATCTAGTTCTACTGCATTTCTCATAGGTTCTACTACTAATTTGTCTAACTTGTCAAGCAATTCTTCGGCATTACCGTATTCTTGCCATCCTAAACGATACTTATTCTTAGCCGTTCTTTTCTCCGAACTCATAACTTTATTCCTTTCATTATGTCAACTTTTCCACCATTGAAAAAATTGATGTTCAACCGCTGATTAGTTGCCTGTTTTCTAATCCTCCCTTTGTGACACCTTAACAAAGAAACCAGCCCTTTGTTGTAAGTCGTTGAAATCATACCAATAGTTCTCTTTAAACTGATCACTGGCAAAGGTTAATTCTAACCCTCTAACACAATCATTGATATAACTGTCCCCAAGGTCATATCTGTCGTATGTGTAGTCTGATTTGACCGCAATGAACCAACGAGCATAGTTGTTTTCGTTCTCTAAGGCGGGTTTTTGGTATGCTTTAAGTACTCTTACCTCAGTGTCACCAAATGGACCAATACCCTTAAAAATCGCATATGGGTTATCTTTATCCCGTGACTTGCTGATTACGTTCTTCTGTTTAATAGTCATAACACATTACTCCAATCTTAGTTTAAACGAGTTAATGAAGAATTTAATTATACACTACTGCCGCAAAAATAGCAATACAAAAATAACATAATCTTCATATAATTTATGCATAGCTGCTATTCCTTTTCTCACTACTCATAATATTACCTCTATCCAGTTAACTCTATCCCTGCGCCTAATTTTCTTGCGTATCTTTAGCAATCTAATCCCCGCAACTACAATTGTAGTTACTTTAAAACGCTGACCTCTATTATATTCGATATATCGCCTGAATAAAAACATTGTTCTAATCTCCTTTATTAGTGTTTCCTATAGGCTACATTCTTGACCTGTTTAGACCAACATGCACGACATTGGTCACATTTACCGCCTTGTTGAGGTGCTGGACACTCATGCCCTATAGCTTCCCCCACCTTGTCAAATACAGTAGACGTATTGAGTCCATTAGGGGCGATACCGTTAACCTTAGAACCACTCAGGCGAACCACTAGGTTATCCGGCAATTCAACCCCTTTGAGCATATCGCGTTCCTGAGTAGGTAACCAGTGGTTGACCTGAGGTGTTAACCTAGCGACACGTACAATGGCCATTAGCATCTTTTTAGACTGTAAATCACCACTATCAAACCAGCGATGGTAACTTGTCCCGTTACGTTCTATTTGAAATACCATTGCCTGAACCCATTGTTCCGTCCTGGCTCTATTCCACTTCTCCAGATTAGCTTTCCATCCTTTGTCTACACTAGGGCGCAGTTTCTGCAGTTTCCTAGCGTAGCATTGATTGCATGGAGTACCTTTAACCATGGCAAGCTTTGAACCTGTTTTACAAGCGAATGCGTCAATGGCGTAGCTTGTCCCTGGCATTTTAGAATTACCCTTGGATACTTTACCGAATTCAATTGCTTCTTTAACTAACATTGGTTTCACCTTTCGCTTTTTCCCATATATCCATTAATACGTTATCGACATTATCCTTACCCCAACGATTATATATAACCCTTAGGAAACTATGGCTTTGTCCGTAAACAGGGTGCATATATTGTCCCCATCCGTTAGGTGTCCCATTAATTAAGTCGACGTATTCTTGGCAATCTCTATTCATATCCATTGTACTATACCCTTCCTTTGTTGCATTATTCATGCATATTTTAACAAGCTTATCTCTATACCTATTGCGTATCATTGTCAATACTCTTTGTATTGTTAACCTGCTTAGATCTTCACTGGATTTCTTATGTGTTACCAGTGAAGTGCTAAAGAGGTTAGTCTTTATCTAGCTTAACACCATCAGGCAATTGATTTCCTAAAGTATCCAATAGATCATTAACTTGTTCGAGAATACTATCAATATCATTATCGTCTACCTGATTAAACTTTTCCTCAGTTAATTTAAACCGTACATTCATTAAAAGCATAATATGTCACTCCTTTAGTTGGTTGGTTGGTAGTCTGCTTAGGTCTCCACTAGCAATCTTGTGATCACTAGTGGAATCCAAAGGAGGCTATCCTAACGATACTTTAACCGGATTGCGTAACTTAAGGTCATTCAATAAATCTTCCGCCTCTTCAAAGCTTGGTTTGTCCCAAAAACCACTATCAATATATAGATCATTGAATTTAACTAGTAGCGCCTCTTCATCTCCATAGGTGCCATGCTCATAGAATGACAAACCGCCTTGGCTGAATAAATATGTATGCATAGGTAAAACCCTCTCAATTGGTTAATTTGATCTTAGGACTATAGCAGCACCTCAATATCATTATCAATAGTTAAAGCATGTTTAGCTATATTACTATTGAATAACAGGATTGCCCTTATGTTATACCTTATCGTGCTATACAATATATATATACATCCCTGCAGTGTGTCCCTGAGATGACCTGAGATGACCTGAGATGACCTGAGAATAACCATACTCATGCATACTTTCTCCTCAAGTTCTCCCCATGCAATCCACATGCCACTCCTTAGGTCTACCTATGCAACCACTGCATACCTGCCATGCACCTAAGGAGTACCTAGGTGGCACCAATGTTGCACCTATGCAATAACCATGCCAAGTTCTACCTATGTAACTACCTATGTAGTTACTTAGGACACCTATGTTGACCTATGTAACTACCTATGTAGTTACTTAGGACACCTATGTTGACCTATGTAACTACCTATGTAGTTGTGGGGGGGGACCCCTGGAGCCTAAGGATAATTATTGTAATACACTCAGGATCACATGGGAAGCAATTTGGACTCCCTAGGTCTACTTAGGTCTACTTAGGTCTACTTAGGTCAACATAGGTAATTATGCCTATAATTTAGGCAGATAAGTTATCTATTTGTTATCCCTAAAGTAACAAAAGTGGTACTAATGTGAAGATAAAGCTTGACAAGTGGATATTTGCGGGTATACCTAAGGAGTACCTAAGGAATAATAAAAGAAGAATAAAGATATACTTTAAGGGTTGACTTTTGGTGCTAAATATGCTATAATAGGTGTATACCGTAAGCTACACTACTTAAGCAACAAGTACTCTACATGAGGGGTAATCATTTTGTTAAAACCATTAAGTTATTAACTCATGAAAAACACTTACTCCTTAAATAAATTCATTAAGTTAAATACCTTAAATCTCCCTTAATTCTACTTCACACCTTGCTCCTAAGGACTACTTAAGTAGACCTATCTGAAGAGTAATAGTGTTGTGTCTTTTTTATTAAGGTAAAAGTTTAAAGGAATATATTTATGTCTACTACTAAAGACGACTCGACACTACCTACGAAAAAGAGACCTCCGGGGAATCCTAATTTCTATAAAGGTATGCCCCCTATGAATCCCGAAGGCAGGAAGAAGGGTTCTGTAAATAAATACACTAAGTTGTCCAGAAAGTTAATGTCGGACAGGGGTCCTGAGATTGTCAATAAAGTTATTGAGATGGCACTTGAGGGTGATCGACATTGTTTAAAGATGTGTCTAGACAGAATTATTCCGACTTCCAAGGCAGTTGAGATTACCCATGACCACCAGGACCTAGGTATTAATATCATAGTTGAAGGTGTTAAGGCCATAGAGAAGAAGGAAGAGGAAGAGTTTAAGATCATTGAGGGCGAAGTCCTAGACAATGGCTGATCTTAAAGTCTCACTTCATGAGGCACAAATGGAGATATTTAAGTCTCCAAAGAGGTTCAAAGTGGCCTCATGTGGTCGTAGGTTCGGTAAGTCCTACTTAGCGGCATGGGTCCTAATAATCAAGGCCCTACAGTCAACAGATAAGGACGTATTTTATGTTGCCCCTACATTCCAACAGGCCAAGGACATCCTTTGGTCCATCCTTAAGACGGTTGGTAAGGACGTAATTAAGTCGGCACATGAGAATACTGCAACACTTACTCTGATTAATGATAGGAAGATATACTTAAAGGGGTCAGACAGGCCAGATACGTTACGAGGTGTAGGTCTTAGTTATGTCGTAATGGATGAATATGCCTCAATGAAGCCTGAGGTCTGGGAGATGATCCTTAGGCCCACTCTGGCTGACGTTAAGGGTGAGGCTTTATTCATAGGGACTCCTGCAGGTAAGAACCACTTTTGGCAACTTTGGGTTGACGCACAGAAGGAAGAGAATGCAGAGGAGTGGGAAGCATTTCAGTTCAATTCGACGGACAATACCTTTCTGGACCCAAAGGAGATCGAAGCAGCAAAGAAGAATATGTCTACCCAAGCCTTCAGACAAGAGTTTGAGGCAACATTTGAGTCCTTCACAGGAGGAGTCTTTAGGGAAGAATGGGTTAGATACGTAGACGAAGATAATTTTGATGACGTAAAGACCCAAGGGCATTATGTCATCTCAGTCGATCCGGCGGGTTATGAGAAGGCCAATAAGGACAGAGGTCTAAAGAGTTCTAAGCTGGACGAAACTGCAATAAGTGTAGTTAAGATAGTCCAAGACGAATGGTTAGTCAAAGATATACATCATGGTAGATGGGGTATTAAGGAGACAGCCAGTAAGATTTTGGACATTGCGGAGGACGTAAAAGCCACTACGGTAGGGATTGAGTCAGGCGCTCTTAAGAACGCCATTATGCCCTACATAGAGGACGAGATGAGAATACGTGGTAGGTGGGTCAATATTACTGACGTTAGCCACGGTGGTAAGAAGAAGCAGGACAGGATAGTATGGGCGCTACAGGGGCGTATGGAACACGGTAAGATCAAGTTCCGTAA